TCTATTAAAGCCCAGGCTGATGCAATCAAGGACAACCAGGCGACACTGGAGGCTAATGAGCTGCAGCAGGCCCGTTTGCGCCGCACTCTGAGCTATTTGCAGGAGGGCAGTCTTTTATACAGGATGACCCTCTCTGAGCTAACAGACGCCCAGAGTGAGCACACTCAACTACTCGCCGCCAATGAAACTGCACAGAACAAACTGAGCCAAACGGTCAACAAAACAGGCATTTTGCGCGCTCAGATGAACGGGACATTTGTGCAGGGTATTGACCTGCTGAAACGTGATGGGAATGAAGCCGGTGTTACGTCCGGCCTGATGAGGCAGCTCGGAACCGCGATTGATTTCGCCAGCCGGGCAAAGGAAAAATTCAACTCCACCAGCCTGCAGATACCTCGCAGTGAAAAAGCAGACGCCTATAACAAGGCGCTGGCAGATGAAAACACACTGCTGGCCATCACGGATAAGCGGCTTCGCGCGGTCACTAAAGCAAGGATGGAGGCGACTGAGAAAGGGGGTAATCAGAATCAGATCAACGCTGCTGGTCAGCTGGCTGGTGCTCAATACGACCTGCAGCTTGCGGAGAAAGCCCGAAATAAAGAAACGCGAGAGGGACTGGCTGCTGGTAAGAAGGCTGAGACCCAGGCGCAATCAATAGCCCAGAAACTCGCTAACCTGAAGCAGCAATCAGAGCTGGTGGCTGATTCAACCCGTCAACTCAGTCGCGAACAGGCAATTCTGGCCGCTCAGCAATCTCTCGGCAGCGCCGCCACTCAAGCGGATATCAAACAGGCCGGGGAGTATGCCGCCGCTAAATGGGACGCCAGCAACGCTATCCGCGCTCAGGCAGCAGCCGAAAAACTCCTGCCCGAGACTAAAGAGAATGCGAGCTATCAGCAGGATGTTAGCGATCTGAATGCTGCACTGGCAGCAAAAAAAATTAGCCAGGCGCAATTCAATGCCTACTCAGAGCGCCTTGAGCAGGAGCACCAGGTTAACCTCGCTAAAATTCGCGCTGACCAGGTAGTAACCCCTCAGCAGTCTGCTGCCGGTACAGTTGACCCGGTTCAGCAACTGGCAAACGAGAACGCCCAGAAACTGGCATTAATCCAGCAGTTTGAGGCTAATAAAACCATCACCGAGCAACAGGGGCTTGCATTACGTAAGGCGGCCAATACAGAGTACGAGCAACAACGTACAGCAGCTATGTGGCTGTTATGGCGCAATCAGAACGCAGGTAATGAAATGTTGGCTGCTTCGTTTGACTCCATTGCCGGGAGTGCATCTAACGCATTCACAGGGATGATTACAGGGAGCATGACAGCCGGGGAGGCGGTGTCCTCTCTTGCCAGCAATGCCCTGAATACGCTAATCAACTCTTTCGTTCAAATGGGTGCAGAATGGGTCCGCTCTTCAGTGATGGGGGCTGCAGCTCAAACAACAGCCATCACAACCACAACGGCAGCATCCGTAGCCGGGACGGCAACCACCACAGCAGCGAGCACGGCAGCAGCGGGTACAACGCTGGCGGCATGGTTGCCCGCTGCTCTGGTCGCGTCAATCGGTTCATTTGGTGCGGCGGCTGTAGTAGGTGGTGCAGCACTTCTGGCGTCATTCGGGCTGGTGGCTGCTTTATCAGGCAAACGCAAAAACGGCGGGCCGGTATCAGCGGGCTCTATGTATCAGGTAGGCGAAGGCGGCATGCCGGAAATCTATCAGGCCAGCAGTGGCAAGCAGTTCATGATCCCCGGTAATAATGGCAAGGTGATCAGCAATAAGGACATCAACTCTGGCAGCAGCGGGCAAATTCAGGTCTCTATTGAGTTCAATGATTACACTTCTGGCTCGCATACCTATGACGCGCAGGCTACACAGAGCGGTAACACGCTAACCGTTCAGGCGTTCATCATGGATATGGACCAGGGTGGGCCAATGAGCGCCTCAATTACCAGCAATCTGCAGACGCAGAGGAGGGCGAGGGAATAACTATCACAGACTCATCAACTACCCACCTGCACCTATGAAATTGTTTAACAGACCCGCTGCGGCGGGTTTTTTGTTTGCTGAGGAATGATATGGCAATTGATTACCCCGAGTGGCTTCCACTGGCTCAGAAATCCAGTAAAAACCCCACCAGCGATACAGGGTTTCGCACTGACCAGCCACAGGTCAGTGCGCCCATTTTCCAGAAATTAACTGACGATCTGAAAACGTCGTTCAACCTGACATGGGTATTCACCGCAGCCCAGCACAGAGCGTTCACACAGTGGTTACGCAGCCCTAATTATCTGGATAACTGCAATCAGTGGTTCAACATGCGCGTTTCGACCGGTACGGGGGATACAGGCACTGAGGTTCAGGAGTTGCACTTCACAGCTTTTCCGACATGGAACCAGAAGGGATCAACGTTTACATGGACCGGGAACGTGGTTGCCAGAGAGCTGAAAAACTCCGATGACGAGTTCGATGACTATCTGATCGAGTTTCCGCCGCCATGGGCCAGCTGGCTGGACATAATCGTCACCGGCTATCCCGATGACCGGGATAAAGAGTCACTACCCAAGGTGGAATAATGCCGACGTTTCGCGAGTTCAAAAGCCGCCGCCCTAACCGGATTCTCTTCGACACCATAACCTTTTATAACCCGGCGTTTGGCTACATCCGGCTGGTGGATAAACAGATATTCCCTAAAACTTTTGCAGGCGAGGTTTATACACCCTGCAGGATGGAAATTACTGAGAGCCAGCAAAGCAGCACACCGGTAATCAACAGCACGCTCAAATTCGCTCGCATGGCTCAGGATTTTAAGCAGCAGCTGAAATTATGGAGGGGTACGGGCCGGATCACACCCATCTCAGCAACCTACATGCGTTTTGATGCCTCCGACATGAACACGCCGCTTAAGCCCTGGACGCTATACGTGAGCGACGTGAGCATGGACGCCTCAGACGTTACTGTCAGTCTGACGCTGAAAAACCCACTGAACAACAACATCGCCCAGCTCTACACCCCAGAGGAATTCCCAGGACTACAGAATGCGTAAATCAGAATTCATTGAGAGGGTGACAGGTGTACCGTGGGCAGATCGCGCCTCTACATTTGAGGCTATGGACTGCTGGGGGCTGGTGGTTCTGTATTACCGGCATGTGCTGGGTATCGAGATTCATCACTCTCAGGACTACGAATCAGGGCGCGACTTTATGACCTGTTTTGAGGAGGAAGTGATTTTCTGGAATGACACGGAGATTTTCCGGGATGGCGGCATATTCATTGCCTATTACGGCGCTCAGCCCGTTCATGTTGGCCTGACGGTTGACGGCATGGCTCTGCATAGCCGGGGCGAGTGCGGGCACGTCAGAGCCGATAGCATCCGCACGATTAAAAAACTTTTTACCAGAGTGGAGTTTAAAGCTTATGCCGGTCATTCAGATTCAGCGCGTACCGGGGCTGCCTAAAGAACGCGTCAATGTAGAGGCCGGGCAGGTTTTCAGTGAGTGGCTGGAACAGCAGCAGCTTCACCGGGACGTGCGGATAAACCGAAACGGGGTTGAACTCGGTGATGATGATGAGATTGGTTTTGCACTGGAGGAAAACGACCAAATCATTATTTTTGATCAGCCGCGTTCAGGCGGCCTCGCCAAAACACTTTTAAACCCCTTCGAACACTTCAACCCTATCAAATTTACTAAAAAGGTGTTGGCCAGTCTGATAAAAATGCCAAGTGTTGGCAATGCTGGACAAACGAAAACCTCCTCTAATAACAGCCTCAAGGGGCAGACAAACCTAGCGCGCAACGGCGAAGCCAAACCTGACAACTTTGGGCTCATCCGGGCGTTTCCAGACCTCATTCAGGAATCTCTTTTTGAGTACTCAGACAACCTGAAATATCTGACTGAGTTTATGAATTTTGGCCTCGGCAGGTATACGGTCAGTTCTGTACGATTCTCTGAATCGAATCTGGGATCGATGGCCGGGGCGTCATTCACCATCTACAACCCCGGCGACGTCATCGGTACTATCCAGGAGGGCTATCAGTTTGATGATGTGGATGGTCAGGATGTGCCGGGTAAAAACGAATCTGACGATTTTCCGATTGAGTCTGCATCAGCCACCAGCGTGATCAGTGGTAACTATGCTGGTGGACAGATTCTGATGAAAATCGCCAAGGAGGCGACTTTTGATTATTTTATGGGGCTGGCTCTGCCCCATGCCGTGGAGTTTAAGATCAACGCGACGTACCCCACAGCCAAGGGGATCGTAACGCAGGATTTTACTCTCTCCGGAAACCTGATATATGCAGACGAGACGAGCGAGGGGCCAGAGACGGAGCCGGTCTATTATTATAATTTCGTGTTGAGTGAGATTGAGGGATCTAATGTCTCATACATTTCAACGGCCACTATCAACAACTCCAAATTTGTTCTCAATGATAATCAGGCGCTCGTGATAGGACCGTTTTTCTCGCCGGTTCAATCATCGCAATTGTGGATTCATACACAGTCCGCGCTGGGTGGCAAATCAGAGACCAACTGGCGGCTGACGATCTGGAAAGTGGATGCGAACAATGCTCAGATTCCTGGCACATCTGAGACGTTTACCTACCGGCAGACTACCCCGCACCAATCCACCTCAGAGACGTTTTACCGCACCGACAAAATCACCCCTGTCGGCGGGTATGGACGCTACTCGGTGAGTTTTCAAAGGACTGATAACAGCAGTGACAAGAGCCGATTGAAAGTCGAGGCGATCCATGGCGTCAATATCCGCAACAATGTGAGCTACCCGAACGACACGCTTGTCAGGGTCACTGTGCGTCAGACGAAAAATGCTACCAGCGCCCGCGACCGGAAATATAACGCTCTGATTAATCGCCATGTGATCAGCTACAACATGACCACGCAGTCAGTGGATTACAGGCTGCGGGCATCCCGTAAATTCTCAGATATTGCGCTGCATAACTGGCTGGTGGTTGGCGGGCAGGCTGAGAACACCATTGATATACATGGTCTGTACCTGATTCAGTCCGAGCTGGATGCCATTGATCCGCGCCTGTCATATTTTGACTACACGTTTGACGATGAGGATGTTTCCCTCGGTCAGAGGATGGAGACAATTTGTGATGCAGCCGGTGTTACTGTGTTCTGGGATGACGGGATATTGTCGTTCACCCTGGATAAGCGGCGAAGTGCACCAGCTACCGTTTTTAACCGGTCCAATACCACGGATGCAGGTTATTCGCTGAGTTATGAAATGACCCTGCCGGGCGGGTATGACGGCGTTGAGGTTCAGTACCGCAACCCCTCTACTAATAAACAGGCGTTCATCCGCTACCGCGTGCGCAACAATCAGATCGAGCTGGGAACGCCAGCCAAAGCGAAAAAATTCGAGATGATGTATGTTCGCGATGATTTTCAGGCCGACTACCGCGCGCAGAAAGAGTGCCGCCGCCTGATTTACTCGCGCATGAGCATGGCTATCACAGCGCTGGCGGATGGCGAGTGGTGCAACGTAGGGGATATGGTCCAGGTGCCAGATACCTACGACACAAACCATCAGGCGGGGTATATCGTGAATCGTTCGGGTAATGACTTCGAAACGAATGAGCGGATCAAATTCACTGGGTCAATGTTCGTCATGATTACCGACAGCATGGGAAACACAACCGCCCGTTACCCGGCCACACCGCGCAGTGACACCGACTTTGGGTTTACTGCTGCCATCCCTGCTATCGACCTTAATATTTATGACGGGTATCAGGTGCAATCCCCATCGAGATATGTGATTGCCACGACTGAGGAACTCAACGCTACGCGCTGGATAATTACTGAAAAACAGCCTGGTAGCGATGGCACAACCGCCCTGAGCCTCGCAGAGTACAGCGATCTGATTTACCCCTGATCAAATAATCCCATCACCGAGCCAGCCACGTGCTGGCTTTTTTATGGAATAAATATGGCTACCCAACCAACTAAAAATCCAGTACCCAGCGAATCACCCCGCGACCTTAAATTTAACGCCGGTAAAATCGATGAGTTCGTTACGTCACCCTCGGGGGAATATACAGATCGTCTCGGTGGCAGGCATAAAACCATAAATGGCATGGAGGCGGATTTTGAGAACCAGCTCAGCAACCAGTCTGACCGGTTTAATACCCAGCTCACAGGGCAGGAAAAACAGTTCACCGACCAGATCACCAGCCAATCCGATCAGTTTAATTATTTCATTCAAAACTCGGGCTATGAGGTGGTCGGCGACTATGAGAATGGTCCACTCACAATCAATTCCTACAACCAGATTATTCGTTATCAGGGGGAGTTCTATAAACTCACTGGCGCAACAGAAATCCCCTGGACGACTACCGGCAATGATGCCACCAGCTGGGCCAATGACTCTGCGCAGCTGGTGGGCGTTGCAGATGCTGCACTGCGTCAGGAGCTGGCCGGAAATGATGGGCTGAAACAGATCGGTCAGTGCCCCGACATCATAACGCTGCGCGCAACTGAACCCGAGATGGATGGGCAGCGCATCTTTGTACGTGAATACACCATCGGCAAAGGTAAAGGCGGCGGCACGTTCGTTTACTGGCAGGACGACACCACATCGGCAGACGATGGCGGATATATCATCGTTACCAAAGGCGGTAAGCGCTGGAAACGTAATTGCACGCCTGAGATGCTAAATGTAACGCACTACGGCGCTGTGATGGATGGCGTGACGGACGATATGCCCGCCGTAAAACGGATGCATTACGGCATGCAGGGGCAGTCAGGGAATTCTGTTGGAGTACGAACACCAGCCGGTGAGATAGCCCTGAGTTCGACATTCGACATTTCGGGCGAGGCTGAGCAGGGCACCTTCCGGTTCCGTGGGCCTGATGTTGAATATGGCGCTGTTCCACTGACCCGCGTGTATTTTGTTGATAAGACGTCAACCACACCGGTTTTTCAGGTCAATGCTCGCAGGATGGAGATCAGCGGTCTGCACCTGATTGGGGCGGGCACGGTAACGCCGTTTTATAAAAACGTTTGCCCTGCTGGTCAGTACATTCGCGTTAAATCGTTTCGCTGCAACGATACCGGTGGTCTGGTGTTTGATGTTCAGGACACCATTGATACCAAATTTGATCAGATTTACTGCTCAAAAGCGTCAGGCGGATTTTTACGGGCAGGATGGTCGAACACGGAAAAAGGTGGCTGGAACCACTCCACAGCAATAGAAATTACAAACAGCAACTTCTCAAGCAATACGACTGTTGATGTACTGCAATTGATTCGTTGCGGTCAGAGCCTGATGTACAACGTCTGGTTTTCTAATAACGAGTACACCTACGATATTTCACAAGGCGGGTGGATTCTGAATATCGTCATAATGGAGAACTCCACCTATCCTGCTAAAACAAAATGGGCAAAAACAGTTGAATTCAACTGCCGTTATGCTCAGGGCGCAACGCTTGATGACACTTTATCTGGCTATACGCCGGACATGGATAAAGGAAAGAGCCTGCCTCCTTCGGTAACAAACGCAATGGATCAGGGCCGCACCAGTATTACGGCTACAGGTGCATCCATGCGATCTGGTTTGGCTGCATATTTTACTTACTCAGACACAGTTTTAAAAAATTCCAACAATGCTGAGACATGGTTCTATGTCGGGCGCATCGTACTACCAGTACTGGGCCACACTGCGATAGTGCGTTTTTTGGGTGCATCCGGTTGGGAAACCACGGCGACGCCTGTCACACGCCCAGGCTCAACGAATTTCGGCGGCGGTGAAGCTCGTTTATATGTTGAGATGAAAAAACCTAACGAAGCTACTACCGGCACAATAGAGGCCCACTGGCATGGTGAGGGTGGTACGCCCGTCAAAGAGATCAGAATCGTACATAGCTGGCAGACCATACACATCTATGTGAAGGTCGCACAATATGCGCGGGCAACCGGGGTTTTTATTGAGACAAACAGTATCCCGCGCATGAATTCCGGCTCGCCATTTTACTTTGTGCCTTCGAACTCGCAGTTATCCAATGTTGATGACATTGCCAACAACGTAGTTGTACCAAGGCGCTGGTCCATAAACTCTGGTACATATGGCGGAAATGGGTTTGGCATGGATCTGGACTCGGGTGACTTACTTTTAGACTCCTCAAATGTGAAATCCGTCTCTGCAACGGACTGGATATCTATCTTTATCAACGGTGAAAAGCGATACATACAGTATCAGGAGTTCAATGATGCTATTCGCTTTCCTCGTTACTCATACGCAGAACTGCCAGACCCAGCTAAAACCACTTACGGAATGTGTTTCTGCATCGATACGACACGTACGCCAAAAATGCAGATGCTGTACGCGTCAAATGATGGGATGTGGTATCCCGTTAATAATCCTTCTGATCCGTGGAAACCAGTTTAATGACATTTACAGCAAAGTTTATTCCTGATGAGTCAGTCATTGGTGGGTTGGACACGCCTGATGCACAAGGTTATTACGATGTTGAGTTTGAGTTTCTTGATGTTGTTGAAATTACCGAAACTGATCCTCAACAGTTAGTATGCTGTTATTCGATGGCATTGGACGGAGTGAGACTGAATTATCGTTTTCGTTTTGGATATGCTTTCGATGGGAACAATGCAACATCTGAGAAAGCTGAGGCTGCATTAAAAAAATACCTAAATGAGATGTATGTGGCTGCTTGTGGCTAAAAAAGTCCACTAGTAAAGGTGCTTTCTTTAAATTCATTTAATATCAAAAGTTTAGATCAATCGATCTGTGTCACCGATCAATGTCGCATTATTGATCGGTACAACCAGTTATGACTGAGAAGAGGGGGAGTATATTTTATTGCTGTTAGAGGAGGCTAACGTATTATGGAAAGGAAGACTGTATGGAAGCTGATGCTAATGGGGTGCGCTTTAATCTGGATAGTTACTATTCTGGGTTTAAATAAAATAATTAGTTTCCTTTATTCATTTTGCTTTATTATCTGATTTCGCCAACACCAGCCCGGCTTATGCCGGGTTTTTTATTGTACAGTGCATCCAGTGAAAATTATTTGGAAGGCGTGCCGTAAATTTGATTTCCGAACATTCAAAAATCAATTGGATGGGTTACATTGAGGTTTCACTGGATAGGAGGAACTGGATGGGAAATGGATTTGAAGAACAGGCATACGATGCAGCATGCATGGCTATGGGGGCAGCTGTCTGGCAACTAGTGAACTCGGAGGAAGCTATAACGCCGGAAGCTATCGCTAATATGATTCTGACACTCTCTGAGCGTCGTGATGACTTAGCGGTAAGTATTGCATTGTCGGTGCTGTTACAGGAATAGAAAAGCCCCGGCTAAGGGGCATCCAGTCTTCTACTCAAGCACATGTCCCTATATGATTCTTTATACAATGAATTTTAGCTAGCTAAACCGGTTAATATAAGAAAAATTCAAAGAACCGTCTCAAATATTATTTTGACTCTACTTTTATTAATTCAGGGTTTGAGCTGAAAATGTTAATATCTAATGTAGATACTAGACATGAATGAGAATCAAGCCGAAGATACATTTTATCTTTTTTCTTTTCACCGCAGTCTGACACAAACGTAGAATCTGCAAGTAAAGCAATTTTGAAAAGTGGGCCTGAAGCATAGGCAACTGAAAGAATAAAGGGAAGAATAATAGGTATAATATAAAATGAGCGCATTGAAAAAAAGTAAAATTTTGATTCAGTTATTTTCTTTTTAATGTTTGATGTCATGAAAACAGAACTAAGGGATAATAATTGCAAAAGAGTAAGCATAAGAAAGCTTAAAAATAGAATGATTGCAAATACGAGAGTAAGTGATAAGGGGAAAGCTAATACTGCTGGGGAAAACTTCAAGTGATCCTCTACCGCCCCAGTTTGGTAACTAAGTATTTTAAGTGAGATTGTGTAAGAAATAAACCATAGAACAACATTATAAAACTTGATCACATATATGTTTTTAGCTACTTTAATTATGCTGGGTAATATAGGGCGTGCCATAAAAAAGCTTATAATAAACATTATAGTAAAGCAAAGGTATACATGCTTAGTATACAGGAGGGAAAGAAACGTTAACCAAGCTACTAACTCGAGGCATTTTCTCCAGCGAGCGCATAGCCATTGAATAATTAAATATGTAGAGCTCATGCTTTCTCCTTGCAAGGTTTTAATGTCATTGGGTTTTAAATAGTAGGGTTTTATTAACTGCTGCTGGATATAAAATACCTAAAAAAGTGTGTCTGATAGTAATAAAATAATAGCCATAACGCTATTAAAATAACCTTACGACTGTTAATCTCTTTTGGATGATGTACCTTAATGCTGTGTGTATCGAAACGTATAATTAAATGAATTACACATTACCTTACGCTAGGCTACCTTAACCAATTTTTTACAAAAATTCAATTTTTCAGTTCTGATTTAAGAGGACTGAAAAGCTTAAGCTAATAGCTAGATAGGACTTTTTTGCCATGCCTATTTGCGCAGTATAGCTGAGAACTCAGCAATATCTCACAGCCTGATGGGCCATCTGGATATTGATGGTAACATCTCTTTAGCGCCACAAGCAGACGTAAGGACTTTCAACCAATATGTTGACACTACGCCTGAAATGATTTTTGATATTGCTTAATCTTTTAAAAGTATAGTATTGTATTTCTTTAATTTTTTTGCATGGCAATGACATGAAAAACGAAACGAAAACAGTAATAATTTCCGTAATAACCCTTGTCACTGGCGTAACACTTATAGCTGGGAATTACATCTATAAGTTCTCAGGCTCTTCAATATCAAGTAATCCTTCTGACTGGGGGGTCCTAGGAGACTACATTGGTGGAACTTTAAATCCATTAATATCGTTGATAACTCTTTTTTATTTGATAAGAACTTATTTATCTCAGAAGGTAGAACTCTCTGAAAACGGGAGGATAGCACAAAAGACCGCAAAAACACAATTATTAAACACTTTGATATCAGCTACTTATGAGAGAATTGCTTTGTATCGGGGTGAAATGGAGGGTGTGACTCGTGCAATGAACGGCCCACAGGGAGGGCAGGCATTTACAGCCATAGATGGAAATTTATACTTCAGCAATAGTGAACAAAAAAAATACAGATCAATGATGGCTGATAAAATAAAACCAGAGCTGGAAAAAATAGATAAATATTTAAAAGAAATCGAAGATCTCTCTAATTGAGGTGCACATATCGACACTGTTAATAATATAAAATCGTTTTTATACCATTGCGTACTGAACGACATTTCATAATTCAGTTCTCGTTTATCGCTCATAGCGGACATTGGCCTGTACTTAGTCCGCTTCGTGTAATAAGTAAGCATTACATTCGTAGCGAATTATACTATTATGAGAAATAACAAATGCGTCTAAGTAACGCATACGCTGGCTTTTACAGAATTACCTCTTCAGGCTGAAAAGCCGGTCAAAATGGAGTATTTCAATGGCCTTTCAGAGCCCCGCCCAGAACTACACTGAAACGCGCCTTAATCTGGGCGATCTCGTTCATCTTTCCCCTTATTCAACCTATCTTATGCGCAGCGAAAGCGACTGTCCCGGTGCCGGGATTGTCAAAGGGTCCGTGCTGGCAATCGAGCGGGCGCTGACACCAGTACATGGTCAGCTTATCGTTGCTGATTTCGACGGGGAATTGACGCTGAGGCGCCTGCTGCTCAATCCGGTTCCTGCTCTGCAGGCGCTGGACGCAGACGAGACGGTAACGCTCCTGGATGTGAGTCAGGCACTTCCCGTATGGGGTGTCGTCGCTTATGCCCTTACCGATGTGGCCGGGGTAGGATTCAACGGACCGGCAGGGGAGTAGTCATGTTCGCGCTGGCCGACGCCAATAATTTTTACGCCTCCTGTGAAACCGTATTCAGGCCCGACCTGCGTGGTAAACCCATTGTCGTTGTGTCCAACAACGACGGCTGCGTCATCGCGCGCTCAGCGGAGGCAAAGCGCATGGGCATCAAAATGGCCGCTCCGCTGTTTAAAAATGAGCGTTACTTCCATGAGAACGGCGTTCACGTATTTAGCTCCAACTACGAGCTGTATGGCGACATGTCAGCGCGCATGATGGCCATATTGGGGGAGATGGCTGCAGGACAGGAGGTTTACTCTATTGACGAGTGTTTTCTTGATGTCACCGGAATTAGCCGCCTGACACCACTTGAGACATACGGCCAGCAGATGCGCGAGCGTATCCGAAGAGAGACCGGGCTGATAATTGGCGTGGGATTTGGGCCGACTAAAACGCTGGCCAAACTTGCCAACCACGCGGCAAAAAAGTGGTCAAAGACGAATGGCGTAGTTGATCTGTCTGACAGAAACCGGCAGCGAAAGCTCCTGCATCTGACTAATGTTAGCGATATCTGGGGAATTGGGGAGCGTATCAGTAAGCGGCTGACCCAACTGGGAGTAACGACGGCTTTGCAGCTTGTAGACAGCAACATCAGCATGATAAGAAAAAATTTTGACGTTATCGTTGAGCGGATTACGCGTGAGCTGAACGGTGAGTCATGCGTAGCTCTTGAAGATGCACCGCCGCCCAAACAGCACATACTGAACTCGCGGTCATTTGGCGAGAGAGTAACAAAACTGGAAGACATGCAGCAGGCTATAGTGCTCTATGCCACACGTGCAGCGGAAAAGCTCAGGGAGCAGAATTCGCGCTGCCGCCATATTAGCGTGTCAGTTGCTACTGGCAGGCACGGCGATGAGCCGCGATATTCGAATACTGCATCATGCATCATCGATTATCCGACCAATGATACGCGGGACATCATCGAATCAGCTCTTCGCGGTCTTAGCACTATCTGGCAGGACGGCTACCGGTATGCCAAAGCGGGGGTGATGCTGGGTGATTTTTACCAATCAGGCATGACACAGTTTGATATGTTCAGTGAACAGCAGCCACGTGCGAATGCAGATGCTTTAATGGCAGCGTTAGACGGTATCAATCGCTCAGGTAAAGGTAAGATCTGGTTTGCAGGGCAGGGAGAGCGCGACAGCTCATGGCACATGAAGCGTGAAATGCTGTCGCCACGATACACCACAAGGATAAAAGATATTCCAAGAATAAAATAATCTTAACTGATAAAGTGAAGGTAGATCGGACATGACTTAGTGCAAGTTCCGCTATGTGCCAGAAGAGGACATTGCTAACATTATCGAATACACAACATAAAGTGTTTGTCTATATGATATCATCTACTGCTTTTAAAATTCCCCACCTGTCTTAGTTATTAGTATTAGATAAGGAATCAAAAAATTATGAGAGCATATAAATTTAGGTCAGCTTCTCAAATAGCATTTTCCCTAGATATAATTTTTAATCGTAGGCTTTTTTGCTCTGACTGGAAAATGCTGAATGACCCAATGGAAGGAATGTTTGTTCTCTCTCATCAAACACCTGATGGTTACGACTATAAAAAGGAAATTCAGCAGATAATAGAAGAAAAGAAACGTCTTAAGGTTTGTTCTCTTTCAGCTACATATGAGTCGCATTTACTTTGGGCTCATTATGCTGGGGGGTTTGATGGTTGCGCTATCGAAATTGAAATTCCAGACAATCATCAAAATATTAAACAAATTGAATATAGAGGTGTATTTGCAAACTTAGCAGTGCCCAACATTTATAGCCCTGATGAACTTGCTAACCAAGTTTTATCCTCTAAATATCGAGAATGGGATTACGAACAGGAAGTTAGGATTTTGCAAACGGATGAGTGGTTTTACTTAGATAAACCAGTTCGACGAGTAATAGCAGGGCATAGAATGCCTTCGGCATTATTTGAAGCCATGAATATAATATGCAACTCGATGGGGATTGAATTTTGCCGTACTGGAATTGGTGATGAGGGGATTGATGCAGATTATGTTGAGCCATCAAAGATTCTAACGCCGAACAATCATCTTGACTGGAATGCACTAAAAAAGGACTGATTAATTAGGGACTTATCTAGTTAGCAGAATGTAAGACCCAAGATTCCCACGCTCAGTAACCAATTGATTATGAATAATTTATATCCACAATTGCTCGAGATGAAAATATGAGCAATTGTGGTATGAGTTTATTTAACGGATTTTATATCTTACTTCCAATTATTAAATGTGTTAAGCGAGCCATAATTCTAAATATAGATGGCATCCCTTCTGTTAACTCATCGAATGTTGGCGTTCGCCTGCTTGCTTCCAAAAGTATTGAACGCAGAAACTCAACTTCAGGATCACATGCGATCTCTTCATCCAAAGCCTTAAGTTTTCCTTTTAATTCTTTTATCTCTGACAAACTATGACTGAGGGTTTCACTTCCCTTTATTTCTGAAAGTATACGTCTTTCATGGTGGTTAAGTTGCTCACGGAAAAACAATGCCATACTGGCTTTCTTTACTAAAAGCTCTATTTCTTTCCTTTTTTTCTCAAGATCTAAGATTTCTTCTTGAGTTGAGTTTTTATTCGTTTTTAGGGATTTTAACTCACTAATGGTCTTAGTTATGGACTCTAATGAAGTGGCCTCAAGTTGTTCTAAGTCTGACTGTGTAATAGCAGGCTTCGACAATGAATAAATGCAAATAATAGTCATTACAAAACCAACAATAGCCATCCCGTTCAAATAAATTTGCAGTTCCAGTTTATTTAAATACGCAAACAAACCACCAACAATGAAATAAGCCATGCTTAACAAAACCAGTACAGTACAAAATCGCCTCATTCTAGCCTCGTTAAATCTTTTTAGTTTATATGGTTAACCTACTAAAACCTTGTTCCCAGCATTTCGAGCAGGAAATCTACCTTCCTCACTTGAGTAAATTACTGCAGCGACACAATATCTTAACGTAATAAAGTTAACTAGCAAGCTAATCATAACGTCCACTTCTCGCTCTTTGTGGACTAAAGCAGTAGTAAAATTTTGCGATGAGACAGATAACCCCCAAGCCACCTATTTATTCTGCGGGGTGGATTTTGTGAAGATAGGTCATCATCGGAGCGGCAACTTAACGTCATGCATAAAAAACTCGCGTTACACGGTTGTAAGACTTTCAATTAGGGTAATCCATCTGTCAGCATTAGCTGACGCAAGTGATGATACAGACGTTAAGATAATTAGAAAATAAGCATTCAACAGTTATCGCCCATAGCATCGTTGCAATCCTTTTAGCTACGGGCATAAAAATCCCAGATGATGGGACGGTTACATGCCGCGCCTATGTTTGCATACTGCGGCGTGAAAGATTTGAGATAAGTTGACCATAAAATAAACCGCTAGCCTAAAAATCTAGCATCCTCAAAGGCTTTACAATTCTGTGCCCCGTTTCGGCTTGATCAAATCCACTAATTGATAATACTGTTTATTTATACAGTAATATTGTGGGGGGTATTATGCCACGCGACTACGAAATCATGATGGCTTTCAGGCAAGCGATTAAGCGCGATGCCGAAGGCCGATTCACTATTAGTACACTCGACTTTGTACAAGAGCTTGGCCAGATGAACTGGCATTACACTCTCAATTCTGCGAATAAGTGGATAGAGACACATACGACTACGTTCCGTGATATTTCACCTAAAGACGGTGATGAACGAGTGTTTCAGGTGTTCAATCCGAACGGTGGTATGTGATGTTCGCATTGGTTGATGTGAACTCATTCTATGCAAGTTGCGAAACAGTATTTCGTCCTGACTTGCGCGGTAAACCAGTGGTCGTACTGTCGAATAACGATGGATGTGTCATTGCACGTTCCGCAGAAGCTAAAAAGTTGCAGGTGCCGATGGGAGCACCTTACTTCAAGCTTAAAGACGAATTCAGAAAGCATGGCGTCCATATCTTCAGTTCGAACTATGCACTTTATGCTGACATGTCGAACAGGGTAATGACCACGCTTGAGGGTATGGCCCCAGCAGTGGAAATTTATTCAATCGACGAAGCGTTTATGAATCTCGGTGGCATGAGCCGTATTGAACCACTGGAAGACTTCGGACGCCGGGTTAGGGCGCGTATTAAGCAAGAAACACATCTCATCGTAGGTGTTGGCATTGCGCCAACTAAGACCTTGGCAAAGTTGGCAAATCACGCTGCAAAAAAGTGGTCAAAGACAGGCGGCGTACTAGACCTATCGAATATTGAACGTCAAAAGAAACTGATGGCGCTGGTGCCGGTTGAAGATGTCTGGGGTGTTGGCCGTCGCATAAGCAAGAAGCTGAATGCCATGGGCGTCATTACAGCAAAGGATCTGTCAGAGCAAAGCACTTACATCATCCGTAAGCATTTTAACGTGGTGCTGGAGCGCACAGTTAGAGAACTGCGCGGGGAGCCATGTCTGGAGCTCGAAGAGTTTGCACCAACTAAACAGCAGATAGTGTGCTCGCGTTCATTCAGCTCACGTATCACTGAATACATTTACATGCGTCAGGCTATTTGCTCTTTCGCAGAGCGGGCAGCAGAAAAGCTGAGAAAAGAAAGGCAGTTCTGTAGGCAGATAGCAGTATTTGTCCGAACCAGTCCGCACGCAGAGGGTGAGGTCTTTTATGGCAATCAGGCCTCGCGAAAGCTGCTTACATCTTCTAACGATACTCGCGACATCATCCGTGTTGCTATGGACGCACTTGATGATATATGGGTAGACGGACACCGTTATATGAAAGCAGGTGTGATGTTAGGCGACTTTTTCAGCCAGGGTGTGTCTCAGCTCAATCTATTTGATGAGTACCGGCCACAGCCCAATAGCGAAGCTCTGATGCGAGTAATAGATGGGCTAAATCAGAGCGG